GTTAAGCCATAAACCAAGAGCATACGTTTACCCATACAATGATATGGAGTTAGGGGACAGTTTCTTTGTACCTAATGGGAAGATGCCAACGGTTAATGCGGCTAATTACCGTGCATTTAAGAGGCTTGGGTGGAAATTCTCTGCCCGTAAGATTGATGGTGGAATTCGTGTATGGAGAACGGTATGATTAACGGTGCTGCTGTCATTGACCAACTGGTTGAGAGTGTGGATGAGGACTTTAAGCGTAAGTACCTTGACCGTGTGTGGGGGATGACTAAGATTGATATGTTCAAAGAGCTTATGCGGGTGCATGGTGAAAGCACTAAGATGATGACTCAAGCACAAGCTGAGATTGATAACTTAAAAGCCGTGATTGCCCAATACTCTGAGGGTAAACTTTAATGGCTGATTACCATATTGTTGATAATGGCGAGATGCTGGCTTGCGACTTTGTGGATAGCTTGATGCGTATACGCTTGCAAGAAATTGTCAAAGACTTGGAAAGCTACATTGAAGAAGGGATTGCTGACCCGGCAGATAAGAAGGTGATTAAGGCAGCAGAGGTTATTCTTGGATACATTACTTAAACAATACCTCTTTGAGACACGCTCAAACCTGTCCTTGCAGATGAGACGGGCATTGGCTTGCAAAACCAAGAAGCAGAAAATCAAACTAGCAGATGAGTGGCAAAAGAATTATTCTGAACTGATGTACAGAGAGTTAATCTCCTGTGCAAGAAACAAAGAAGTCTGTGTCAGGATAGCCAATTGGGAACAAGATGAGCGCATTTAATCTGCAACACTTCTACAACTTCTGTAAGCAACTTAAGATTGAGACCAAAGAGCAGGGCTTACGCAAGATGGATAACTTGCTGGGCACGCAAACCTACGTCATGGGTGAGATTGCTAAAGGACTAGAAGAAGGTGTTCACTTCTTTACTATCCTCAAAGGTAGACAGCTTGGGATTACTACTATCTCACTTGCCCTAGACCTGTACTGGCACTTCATGAACCCCGGCTTGCAAGGAACCTTGACTACTGACACCGAAGAAAATAGAGATATGTTTCGCTCCACTCTTTCGATGTACATGGATGGGTTGCCCAAGGAATACAAGATTCCTTTGATTGCTCACAACCGTACTCAGATGAGCTTGAAGAACCGTAGTCGATTGTTTTATCAGGTTGCAGGAACACGCAGCAAAGGAACATTAGGTCGTGGCAAAGCAATTACCTTTTTACATGGAACAGAAACAAGCAGTTGGGGTGATGAAGAAGGTCTTGCTTCCCTCTTGGCTTCGCTTGCTGAAACTAATCCCATGCGGATGTACATCTTTGAATCCACTGCACGGGGCTTCAATATGTTTCACGATATGTATACAACAGCTAAACGGGCTAGAACACAAAGAGCTATTTTTTGTGGCTGGTGGCGCAACGAGTTGTATTCACTCGACCCTAAAGGTAAAACATACGAAGTTTATTGGGATGGCAAACTAACGGGTGAAGAAAAAGAGTGGGTCAAAGATATTAAGAAGTTGTACAACGTAGAAATCAATTCACGACAAATAGCGTGGTGGCGTTGGAAACTTCTTGAAGGGATTAAAGACGATTCGCTCATGTACCAAGAGTTTCCTCCTACCGAGGACTATGCCTTTGTGATGACAGGCACTTCTTTCTTTTCTAACGCACGGTGTACCGATGCCGCTAAAGCTGCCAAAAAACAAACCCCCGACTATTACCGCTACTCCTTTGGAGCAAACTTCCAAGACACCAACGTACTCAAGTCAACGGAACGTCTTGCCTCACTTAAGATATGGGAGGAGCCTGTCGATACTGCTTACTACGTTATCGGTGCTGACCCTGCCTATGGTTCTAGTGATTGGGCTGATAGGTTTTGCATACAAGTATATCGGGCGTACTCCGATGGCTTGGAACAGGTGGCGGCGTTTGCCACCTCTGAAATGAATACCTATCAGTATGCTTGGGTGATTGCCCACCTAGCCGGGGCTTACAGAAATTCCACGCTTAACCTAGAGGTTAACGGTCCGGGGCAAGCGGTCATCAACGAATTGCGTAACCTTAAGCGTCTAGCCTCTAACATGGGCAACCAGATGGGCACAGATTTAATGAACGTGCTGGGCAGCATGACTTCTTACATCTGGAGAAAGAACGACAGCCTTGGTGGACTCTCGCAAAGCATGGGCTGGCTAACCACCTCTGCAACCAAAGAACGTATGCTCACCTACATGAAGGATTACTTTGAGCGCAACATGATGGATATTCGAGACATGGATACCATTGAGGAAATGAAAACAGTTGTGCGAGACGGTGGTTCGATTGAGGCTACTGGCAGGAACAAAGATGACCGTGTGATTGCCTCAGCCTTGGCAGCAGCCGCCTATGCCGAGCAAGTCCAGCCTCAATTGATTGGCAGACGCATTTCTAGGGACGTATCTAAGAAGCAAGAGGAGCTAACCCCTGAAGAAGTGGCTATGGGGCGCAATGTTAGCGAATACTTAAAGAAAATAGGCATCTACGGTGGAAACCAACGTCATATCTAAGAAAGAGTTGCTCAGAACGATGAAATTGTTCTTTGCAGACCAGAATCGGGGCATAAGCATTGATTTGTTTGCAGATTTAGCAGGATTAGGTACAAAAACGATGGTTGAGGTGTTTATTAACCAAAATGCGCCATTATCTGAGTATGTGCAGCGTAGAACCAGCAAAGCATACAAAGCATGGCGTAATGGGGACGTAGCGGTAATGAAGAACCGTGATAACTCCAAATTTGTGCAGTACCGCAAGGAATCCAAGCCCAAGATGGTTCGTGGCTATGGGTTACAGGTAGTAGGTGGGGAAATTAAACTGAAATTGGGCGTAAAAAACCGGGCTGATTACGATTCAACGCTTGCTGAACAACTTGATAGGGGATAAATGATGGCTCGTATACTTAGAGATTACAAATGTCAGGAGCATGGCTTCTTTGAAGGCTTTGAACCTACTTGTCCAGAGGGGTGTACCGATGAATTGGTTTTACAAGTCTTTCTTAAGAGTCCGGGCTTTGTTTCAGACAAGTCCAAAGCCGCCGATTCACACTTGCGAAGTCTTGCGAACGAATTCGGAATGTCTAACATCAAATCAACCCGTGAAGGAGAGAACCAATCAGGCTACCTCCAGCGCAACAACAAGTTCACGGAGAAAGAATACGCAGAAGCCGAAAAGTACGCTACCCCCAAAAAGCGTGGCAGACCCCGCAAAGATTCCCAGAGCCAACCTACACCGCCGCCGCAGCCCCAAGAAGCCCGTGCTGGTGACTCAGCAATCTGGGGGGGCGGTTTCCAAGGCATGAATATGGCTTCTGTCCTTGCTGGGCGTTTTGGTCAGCCTGTAAAAGATGAGACTGTGGGCTTGACACCACAAGCGGCAGGGATACAATCAGGACCTAGAACTGACCCCAACGCAACAATGCGGGACCCCGATAACCTAAAGATTAACAAATAATGCGTATCCCACCAAACAATGACGAACGGGAAAATTTTTATCTAGAACTCATGAATAAGTGCATGGTGTCTAGAGAAGAACGTAAAGCTGACTACAGCACGTTACGCTCTTACTATTTGTTTGGTGCGGCTCCTGAAGAACCTCCTGCGTACTTCAATAAGATTCATCCGCATATTGACCAACTTACATCGTTTTTGTATTCGGCTGAGACTACCCGTTTTAGTATTGCTATGGGTGCGTCAGTTCCAGACATGGAATATCGCAAGACTCCAGTTCTCACAAATGCTCTCAATGACGAATGGCTTAACTCTAATGCTGACCAAGTATTCTCAACAGCATTAACGTGGTCTCTTGTCTACAACACAACTTTTCTCAAACTTGTAGTCAGTGGTGGTATCCACCCCTACATGATTGAACCCGGCGCAATAGGCGTGTTGCGTGAAGATACTCCTTACGTTGATCGCCAAGAAGCTATTTGCCAACGCTACTACATTACAAAGTCTGAGTTGTTTGCCCGGCTGTATTCACACCCAAAGCGTGAACAGATTGTAAAGAGAGTAACCACTAACATTAAGACTGCAAGCAGCGATGGTTCAGATGGTGGCGAGGGTGTAGCCCGTATTGTTATGTCAGCAACCAACCCAACCATCTACGGTCAAGTCAACATGGACTTGTACGGCATGAACAGGTACAACGCCCGTCTTGCTGAAGAAACCATTGAGATGCACGAATTGTGGGTCTGGAACGATGAGATTGAAGATTATCAGGTTGTCACGATGGCAAGCCCTGATATTATTATTTACGACAGACCCGGTTCATCTTTGTTCTTAAAAGGCGAATGTCCTTTTGTCCAAATTTGTCCAAACCCTCAGTACGATTATTTCTGGGGACAGTCTGAAGTACAAAAAATGTGTCTGCTTCAAGGCTTGCGTAATAATCGCATGACTGAAGTGTTAGACCTTCTTTCCAAACAAGTCGCACCTCCAACAGCCCTCACAGGGTTTACGGGAATCTTGGATGAGAAAAACTTTGCACTGAACCGTGCTGGCGGCTTACTTTCAAGTGATATGCCAAACGCCAAGGTTGAACGCCTTGCGCCTGAAATGCCATCTAATCTCTTTGAAGTCATTCATGAGATTGATGCCATGTTCTCAGAAGTGTCTGGTATCTCTAACGTGCTTTCTGGGCGTGGCGAATCTGGTGTTCGCTCTCAGGGACACGCAAGTCAGCTTGCCCGTTTAGGTTCAAGCCGTGCTAAAAAACGTGCCCTTATTGTCGAAGATAGTCTGGAAAAAGTAGCTACACTTTATCTTAAATTGATGCAAGCCTACAACCCCACGCATTTCAAAGACACTGAAGGTACGCCTTTTATTGCTGAACAATTCACTAAAGACTTTGTGGTGAAAGTGGATGCTCACTCCAACTCTCCAATCTTTACAGAAGATACTAAGGAATTGGCGTTCAGTTTATTTAAAGCTCAAGCTATTGACAAAGATTCCTTACTTGATATGCTAGAGCCACCGGGCAAACAATTGCTGAAAGAGAAGTTAAAGAAGCGTGAAGAAAAGGCTGCATCAGAACCCAAACCGGAACCAAAGCCGGGTAAAGCAGATTTAAAGGTAGCGTAATGGACACATCACAAGTTCAACCTAAAGCAGACCAGCCCCGTGTAAGCACGGAGAATCTTAAGCGTGGCGAACAAGCCCCTGCTTTGCAATACCGCACTACAACAAAAAGTTTTAACCGTAGCTCTACACCAAGAAGCTACGGCAGAACCGTTCGGGGATAATACTAGGAGATGAATATGTATCGCAAAAGTCGCAAGTCACGGCGTTAAAAATACCTGTTCAGGGTGTAGGGTGTGGCTTCCTTCCCTTAATAAATAGGTCGCCGCCTCTTAATACGGAGATGAAAAATGCGTAAAGCTCGCAAAGGTCGTAAATCACGCAAGTAATTTTAGGGGTTAAGCCCTAGAATTATCGTGTAGCCAATAAGTCCTGCCGAGGGTCGGGAACCAAAAAAATTACTCCTCCTCTTGACAAATACTTGCATAGGATTATTCTATGCAAAATTACTTAGGGATTGATTATGGCTGTGCCACCCGACCAGTTGATGAAATTGATGCAAAGTCAGAAAGATTCTGCCACTCCCGGTGGTATGCCTCCTGCTTCTGATGCCGCTATGGGAATGTCAGAGGATTCAACTCCTCCTATGGCAGCACCTATGTCAACGCCAGAACCCAAGATGGGAAACCGTGAAGCGTCCATGATTAACCTTGGCATGGCGGCTGACCTTCTTGAGCAATCACTTCCTGCTCTTGGCAGTGAATCGCCTGAAGGACAAAAAGTCCTTAATGCTATTCGCATAGTTTCAACTATTCTTGGTCCACGCAAACCTAAGACCAATGAATTGCAACAATCAGAAATCTTGCAATTGTTGCAGTCCTTACCTCAAGCTGGCGGCGGCACACCTGAAGGTAAAGCAATGGCTGCTGCTCCACAAGTTCCCGGTATGGCTCCACCCGGCGCACCTCCACCACCACCCATCCCTCTGGGTGCTGGTGCGGGTCCTGTGCCCGGCGGTGCTATGCCTCCTCCTCCCGGCGGCGGTATGCCGCCACCAATGTAAAGGAATCACAATGGATTTGTTCAAACCCCGTGGTGCTTCGGCTCCTCGTAATCCTACAGACAACAGCCAGAAAAATGGTCAGATTGTTAACACCCCACGTTATTCGCAATTCGGTGGTTTAACTTCTGCTCCAAAAGCAGGACACAAAAACATGATGACTATGAGTCGTCCCGGCGACACTAAGAAAGTCATCTAACGCACTTAGGGGATAAATATGAGCTTAGAAGATATTTCGCTAGAAGCCCGTGACGAATTAGCTTTGCTTGCAAAGCAGTTGTCGGACAATCCTGAAACACGCAAAGAATTTTTGCGCCTGACCCAGAGGGTAAAGCCAAACATGGTGATTCCCGAATTGCAACTTGAGGACTTTACAAACAAAAAAGTCAATCAAGCTGAAGAACGGGTTATGCAGTTAGAAAACAAGTTGCGTGAAAAAGACATTCGAGAGCATCTTGAGTCAAAACGCCGTGCTTTAAAAGCTAACGGCATTGCTCGTAATGATGAAGATATTCAAGAGATTGAAAAAATCATGCTCGAACAAGGTATTACTAGCCACGACACAGCAGCGCAGCATTGGGAGTGGATGAAACAAGCCGCAACCCCAACACCTACTGGATACAACCCAAATATTATTAACAAGTTTGACTTGTCAAAATATTGGAAGAATCCACAAAGTGCTGCACGAAATGAAGCGGCTACTGCATTGCAAGAAATTAGGAACCAAGGTCGTAAACCAATTGGTGTTTAGTGTTAAATGTCGGGGATAATTTTTTTAATCTAAGGAGCCTGCTATGCCTATAGGCGGCGGAATTTTACCAGCATCAGGTAGCTCACAATACAACGAGCTTACCTATGTCACAAGACGGGCGTTTATCCCCAAACTTGTGGTACAGCTATACAACTCAACCCCCCTAATGGCTGCTCTGATTGCAAACAGTCAACAAGCATCAGGTGGTGTGAGCCAAGTCACAGTTCCAGTTCAAGGCGCACAGTTTGTTAATGCACAGTGGTCTGATTACTCTGGTTCATTTAACCAGCCATCAGTTCAGCAAGGTGCGTTTAACGCTGAGTTCAACCTTAAGCTAATGATTGCTCCAGTTCCATTCTTAGGTATGGAAGGTGCGGTTCAACAAGACTACGCAATTATTCCTCTGATTGAAGCTCGCATGAACGATGCGACCAACGTGATGATGGATGCAATGGCTACAGCCTTGTACACCAATTACACTAATACCCAACAGTTCATTGGTCTGCCCGGCGCAATTGACGATGGCACGAACATGACTACTTACGGCAACATTAACCGCACGACATTCACTTGGTGGAAGTCAAAGGTTTATAACGCTGGTAACGTCAACCCAACCCGTCAAAACATTCTTCAGTACATTTCTGGAACCGTGAAGAACGGCGCAGAAGTTCCTACTTTTGGTGTTTGCGGTTTTGGTACTTGGACTCTATTAGCTCAAGACTACGTTGGTCAAGAACAGTATGTCATTACCCCCGGTTCGGGATTTGATAGTGATGGTAACGGTCCTCAAGCAGCTTTCCGTGCGTTGATGGTTGCCGGTGTGCCAATCTATCCAGACCCATATTGCCCAGAGGGTACGGTCTACTTCATCAACAGCAATTACCTTTCACTGTACATTCACGAACAAGGTTCGTTTGTGTTTACCGGCTTTGAATCAACTCTACCTAATTGGCAGATTGGTTACGTTGGTGCGGTGTTGATGATTGCGGAATTGGTTTCTACCAAGCCCAAGTCGATGACCCGTGTGTCTAGCTATAACTCAATTTCGATTTAAGGAGAAATAGTCATGGCTCTCGGTCTAAACAAGATTGTCCTCGCAAGCGCAAGCACCAATACTCCCGGTGCTTATTGGCAACTTACTACTGTTTCAGCAAATAACACTACCGTTGTTATTCCTGCTGGAACGTATTTGTTGTTCCCTACAGCAAACGTCACAATTGAAGCGGTGTCGGCTTACAACACCAATACCTCTTGTACAACTCCATCTACTTTTTCAACTCTCATTGGTAATAATACTGGTGGTGTGTTGATTTCTGACGGTGTGAACGTGCGTGCAAACGTGACTGTTGCTACGTTGACTACGGTTACTTTGGCTACGGTCAATGGTGGTCAAGCGGCAAGCGGTACTTACAACACATAAGGAACCGTTATGTCTAACGCAGATGCAGTTGGTCAGCTTTATCTTGACAGTTTCGGCAATGGTCGTATTGGTTTTGTTAGAGCAGCGTCTCTTGCAACGTCTGGCAATGCGGTTATTACCATCCCTATTCTTGGGGGTGGTTTAACTAACGCCGGAGCAGCAGCGGGTTCTGGTTCTATTATTGTTCGCCGTGTTACGGTGTCTAATGCAACCGGAAACGTAGCCACTGGAAACGTAGCAATTAGCGTAGCTAGTGATGGCAATATTGCTGCTGCTAATGCGGTAGTTGCAAACGTGGCACTTAGCAATATGACGGGTGCTGGTAAATACCAAGACCTAACTGTTGCTGGTGCTTACGGTGCAAACACAGCCATTACTGGTTTTACAACACAAGCCTTGTACGTCAACATCAACACAGCCAATGCAAACGGCACTGTTGATATTGCTGTTTATGGCGATGTAGTGAGTTTCTAAATGTCTGTTATCTTTGTAACTAATAATTCTGACAAAGTATGGAAAGATGGCTATGCCGGTAAATTCTATACCTTTGGTAAAGGCGAAACGGTAGAGATACCGACTGAAGTAGCCATGCACGTTTTTGGTTACGGAGATGACAACAAAGAACCTTATTTGGCAAGGCTTGGTTGGATTACAACTGCTAATGATTTAGAAAAAGGTTTAGAGCTTTTGTCTAAATGGGAGTTGTCCACCGAGCCTCCAAAAAAGAACCAATCGTTATCCCCGTTGGTGGAAAGAGTACCCCTAGAGGTTGTAAAATCTCGTGGGGGAAAAGTCCTGTCAGCAGCTTAAAGATTATGGAAGGTAAATGTCTCAAAATTTGTCGGGATACATCACCCAAGTTAGACGTTTGCTGCATGATGCCAATGCTAATTTTTACACGGACCAGCAGCTAACAGATTACATCAATGCCGCACGTGCAAGAACGGTGCGGGATACTGGCTGTCTGCGTTCCATTCAAGTTGCACAATCTCCTGCTCCTGTTGCTGCCCCGCTTAATAACGCAACTGCCACAAACCCAACAGCGTGGGTTGCAAGTACACCGTGCAATTTAAATGATTTTGTTTTTTCAAACATTTTTATTTATCAAGTGACATTAGCAGGAACAAGCGGGACAACGCCCCCACCTTATCCTTCAGGCACAACAAACTATCCACCAAGCACACAATTTATAGATGGTGGCTGTGGATTAACGTATGTGGGAAACGTAGAACAGATTCCGTTTTCAACACTACCTCAAGGCGCAAATACGCTTGATATTCTTAATGTAAACTTGTATTGGGGCAATAGTCGTGTGCCACTAAATTATTTGCCGTGGACAGACTTTAATGCCCGTATGCGTTTTTGGCAAAACTACATTGGTAGACCAGAAGCGTTTTCAATGTATGGACAAAATACTATTTACATTGGTCCTATTCCAGACCAAATCTATCAATTAGAAATTGATACTGTTATTTTGCCAACAGATATGACATTAGCTAATCCTACTGTTGCTGACACAATTACTGACCCCTACACCACTTGTCCACAATACTATGCTGCATATTCTGCTAAGTATTATGAGCAATCGTTTGGTGAAGCAGAGATTTTTAAACAAGAATACATAAGTTGCGCTAGAGGAGTTTTGAACACGACATTTACTCGAAGGATTCCTTCAGCCTATAGCAGTCCATACTAATCATGGCAGCGGCAGAGCAAAAGAAAAGTTACAAAGTTGTTAAGCAATTTAAAGGGCTTAACACTAAGGCTAACCGCACAGCTATTGAAGAAGAAGAATTTTCTTGGGTTGAAAATGCACAACCTATTGGCTATGGTAATTTAAAAATTATCCCTAGCTACATTACGTCTAAAGATACAAGTAATAACGCTGTTGTCTGGGCAAATACGGTTACGCATTTAACGTCTTGCAACATTGACACAACAGATTTTGTGATTGCGTTTCAAACAGACGGTAGCGCACAGTTTTATAACCTAGTCACTAAAGCGACAGGCAATGTGGCTGTTGCTAGTACGTTCTCTAACACTGGTGTTCTTACAAGCCAATGGAAAAATGAACGTATGCTTATTCTTGACCCGACAAAGGGTTACTTTACTTGGGATGGCAACAATGTTGTATCTGTTGGTTCTGTTGGCATTATTGCAATTACTAATGGCGGTACTAGTTATACCGGCGAACCTACCGTTACTATCAGTGCGCCACTTAATGCAAACGG